AAAAAGGCCGCCAAATGGCGACCCTTTCTGCATGAAAACACTATGAAAAAATCAAAGACCCAGCGAAGTTACAACAGCGGCCTGAACTTTCAAAGGTAAATCTGTCTCTTTGTGGAGAAAATTTAATACATGACCTTTGAAATCTCCAAACGCCTGTCCGAAGTTGGTTTCACTTTGCTGCAACTGAACGCCATAGTCAGCACCCAGCAGCCAGTAGTCACCACTTGCATCCAAGGCAATGGCCAACATGCGGTTTTGAGCAAGGAGTTTAATCTCGTTGCGCTGTGCGGTAGTCACTTTGTGCAAACGTGCAACAAGGTCAGCTTCGTAAAACACGGTTCCGTTTTCAGTTGAAGGAATTGTGCGCCAAGTCATGGAGCCAGTTTCCTTTTCCAACTCATATTTGAAGTAGCTTTTGCCACCACTCAAAGTATGGGCAGAAACTTCGCCTGATGATTTGGTGAGAGTAGATTTAGCATCGAATTCAACGAGCCAAATATTTTTGATACCTGCGGCTGCGGTTTTGCAGTCCAAGGTAAATCCAGTTGTTAATACACAAGCCATATTTTTTTTGTTATTAAAAAAGGGGGTAGGGTTTTTCCCCACCCCCCGGGTTAAACTTTCTCTATTCGGTTAAATGATTAGAGTGTGAAAAGAACAACTTGCTCTGGGTAAGCAACCTGACATCCGTATTTGAAAGCGGTGTGGAATTGTACTCTGCGTTCGAAAGGATTGAAGATAAATTCAAACTCTTCTTCTTCGTTCATCATATCAGTACCCAAGAAGAAGTTGCTCCACAGACCAGCAACGATTTTGTTGGTGCCGTTCATGCCGTGCAGACCGTAAATCTTGATGCCAGTGATAGGGTCAACAATCTCCATCTCTGCGATTTCGTTTGCAGGGTAGTGGTAAAGGTTAGCAGTTACCAACCACTGACGATACAGGCGGAAGGTGTCAGTACCCATTCCGATGAACAGGTCGGGTTTACCCAACAATTCAGCAGGAATAACGCTGTAAATAGTAGTGATGATGTCATCAATGTTGGAAGCAGTAATAGAAGCGTAAGCGTTTGCTACGTTACCTTTGATAGGGTCACCTGCACCACCGAAACCGAGGTCTCCGAGGATAGTCAGGAAGCCATCCCAAAAGCCGTTGTTTCCAACACCACCTGTGGTATCACCCTGCCATATTGCAGTTTCGATAGCTTCGGCCATTTTGGCTGCTTTTTCAGCTCCGATTTGCTCGGTAAATACACCCATGTCGATAGCTTCACCAGCGGCAAGAGCTTTCTGTGTGTATTTGGTTTCGAGGTCTTTGGGGCACAAAGTTTCCTGAACCTTAACTTTTCCAACGGTCAGGGTGCGCTTGGACAGAGTAGTGTTGCCACTGGTCTGGTAAGAGCAGCTGTCGCTTTGGAAGTAAACATCGCTGTACAGCAAAGGCAGTATTTCAGCGGATTTGATACCGGGGAGAACCTGTCCAGCACCCTGCAACAAACGTGCAGTTTTGGCGGTGAACATCGCTTTGGTCAGAAGGTTTAAGCTCTCTTCTTTGGTGTAATTAGATAGACCTGTTACGTCAAATGCCATGATTTTATTTTATTATTTGATTGATTTGATTGCGGAAACAAAGCCAAAGAAATTTTCCTCTTTTTCCGGTTTAACTGAACCGAATGGCTTTTTAGTCGGCTCAGGGGTTTTGGCTGCAAACTTTTCAAACACGCTGAAAGTTTCTTCAACTTTGCCCAGTATGTTGACAAGTGCAGTTTCAAGGGTAGCGATTTTCGCTGCCAGTTCTTCGTTAGCGGCTCTCAAAGCATCGAACTGCTCCAATGATGCAAACTGATTTTCAACCTCAACTTCAACTTCCGCTTCGGCTTCTTTGGTTTCAATCATTTCAACAACACCATCTTTGGTTGTCACCAAAAGACCAGTGGTAGTTTCATGCACTCCATCGGGAGCAGGAACAATACCCTCTTCGCCTTTAACATTCAGGAGCATTCCGGCTGCAAGTTCCTCGCCTTCGAAAACCACGATAGTTCCGTCAACAAGTGTCAACTCACCAAACGCAATCTCGGCAGGAGCTTCGCTGAAACGCTGCTTTACCTCTGCCATAAATGCGGCAAGAGATAACTTCATTTCGGCTAATTCTGATTTAAATTCCATATATCTTAAAAGGTAGTTATGTTTTTGCCTATGCAAAATTTTTCAGCATGGCAGTTATTTCACGCATCATTTCAAGGACTTCATCCTGTTCTTCCATGTCAAAAAGACCCTCAACTGAAAATCCTTTCCATTCGCCATCCTTAACTTTCGCCCAAATTTCTTGGTTGTCTATTAAATAGGTCAAGAACCAGCTGCCATCCTTTGCATCTTCGTACCCGGTAGGTGGCATTACACCACGTTTGCGGTCAATGAAATAGCTCTCAATCATGTGGACACCCTCTTTCACGGGGTTTGCATGGTCGGTATTGACTGCTTTGTAGGCATCATTGCGGACAAATTTCTTTGCTATCTTCCAAATGGTGTCGGCATCAAAGGTCACGTAGTATTCACCCCTGATGTCATCGTAGCGGTAAATGGGTAAATCGGCTAACATTGCTGGGCCTGTGACAATGCGTTTTTCTTCGGACTGAACAGAGTATGCCTGACGCATATCAATCTGCTGCAATTTGCGACTTGCCCACTCGATACCCTCGTCACCGCCCCAAGCTAACCACATCAGGCGTCCACATCCGTCACCAAGTTCTTTGTCGCTGTTTTGTCTGTGCCTTTCAAACCCTGCCATTCGTGCAATAGTGTCACGGGTAATGGCTTCACCGTTAGCTAATTGATTAGCCCTGATTTTACCAACCGCAGTTCCGCAGTCACCCCATCCGTTTTCCTCTGCCCAACGCAAAGCAACCTTTGCATTTTCTTTGGCGGCTTCTGGGTAGTCCGAGTAGCTTTCAAATTTCTGTCTGCTTTCCCATTTGCTGTAACACACAGCTGCCGCTTGGTCTTGCTCCATGCCTTCGCCAATCATTACCGGGATGCAACGGCTGATAAATTCATCTTCGGTTTCACTTGCACCGGGTTCAACAAACTGCTCATTGAAAAGCATGAAGTCTTTTTGTATGGCTGGGCGGTCAACGAGAGAAACAAAGTCCACCCCTGTTTCATCGTCATCATTGACCACAATTTTGTACACTGGTAATTCCATATCTTTAAAAGTAGGTTTAAACGACACTTGTATTTCTTAACCTGCGAACACGGGTCTGCGTTTTGGTGATGTCACCTTCAAGAACGTACACCCTGCCCATGCCACCGAACTGACCTTCTTCGGGTAAAGCACCGCCTGTAAGTGGAACGGCTGCTCCCGGACTTTGTGCGGGTGTACCAGTTGCACCGCCACCACTTACACTTTTTCCTTCAAATTGTGTTTGTTCAATTTTACGCACACGGGCGATACCCGATGCGATTGCAACAGCAGCGGCAATGGCTGCTCTTATTGGTGCATCAGGTGTTTTGATTGCCATTTGTGAAGCATAAGCAGATTGTGCAGCACCAATAGTTTCAACAATAGCTTGTGCAATAGATGCTTGTTTATTTATTTCAAATGCCTTCCTTTGTTGTTCTTCCGACTTTCCTGCAAAGGCATCAGCAAGTTGTCCAATTACTGCAAATCCGTTGGCTGCAATTTGCATCCTTTGTTCCGCAGCATTCTTTTGGTCTTCAATTTCTTTTAAGCGTATCTCTTCTTTTTTCTTTGCTGCTTCCTCTTCAAGTTTTATTTCCTCTTCGACTTTCTTTTTATAATCTTCAATATCTTGGAATGCACGTTCAATTCGTACTTCACGAGCATTTCTTTCAAAAGTTGCTTTTCTTTCTTCGCTTTCTTTTGTACTTTTTTCAGCAAGTTTAAAACTCTCGGATAAAATAGAATTTCTTAATTTAAGTTGTGCTTTCAGTTTTTCTGCTCTTGTTGGTTCTTGTGCTTTATTTAGTTCTTTCTGCGCTTTTGTTTGTTTTTCAAGAGTTGATTTTACTTCCTCGGCAGTTGCGATAGATTGGCCGTGAAGAACAAGTTGTTTATTTCTTTCGTTGTTGTAAACTTTTGTGGAGTCATTAACATCTTTTTGTGCTTCTTTTAGATTTGCAAAACCACGTTTTGCCAATTCTTGTGCGCCATTATTTATGCCTGTCAATGCACCAACAGCCCCAGCGTAAAACTTATCCCATGAAGAAGTTTGCTCATCAAGGTCACCCGTTTGTAATTCCAATAAACGTTTGGTTTTTTCCTGTAATATTTGTGATGCTGCTTCTGTCCTTGCACGTTGAGCAATCAATAATATCTGTTTTTGTGTGCGGATGTTCAACTGCTCCAATGAATTTGCGTTGGCAATATTGACATCATCGGTTGCAATACCTGCTTCTTTCAGTTTGTCAAGCGCACCTTTTCTTTCTGTTTCACTCTTTTTGGTGTCCTGTACAATTTTATTGTAATACTGCAAATCAGCTGCCTGTTGCCTTGTCAATCCCTCGGCAACTTTCATGGCAGCATTCATCTTTTCCATTTCGGATTTGGCAAAGCCAAGCGAAACGGCAATGTCATCCCAATATTCTATGACCGTTCCAAGTGCAGTAATCAAAAGACCAACTCCGGTAAGCATAA